GGGCGAGTTTTTGATTTTGACAGAGCCATCAGCAGATTTCTTGAAGGCAGAGTCAAGGCGTTTCATCAGCGAATCAAACATAGTCTGTACATCATACTCAGACACAATGTTCTCAGCTTTAGCGGTATTCCAAGGTGTAGCCAATAAAGCGGTTTCATCGAAAGTAATGCCGTCAACCTTGTAAAAGGCGAACTTCTTATCTTCTTTGAGGTACGCAAATTGACCATGCTTTTCAAAGAATGCAACCAAAGACTGACGACGGATACCCGTAGGTAATACATCAAACAGTTTTTGACCAAACCGAATGTCGCCATGCTCAATTGAATAACCAATTGCATTGACGGCGGCGATTTGAATCTCGGACTGTAATTCAGTTGCAGACTTACCGATTGAGGCAATTTTTGCTGATAAATCGTTGGCGGATAGTAGAGCCATGAGATATTACTCCTAAGTTAGTTAGTCAGAATCAAGCACACTATTGCTAATGCACTTGATAAAAACCCCTGATTGTTATGGGGTATCGAGGTTTGACCTAATACCTTTGCAATCAGGGATACAAAATCTCATAACCCTTGCTAGTGCTTAACTTGTTTTCGCACACTAGGACTAGACTACTGCAACCACCTTGGGTCTTGTCTATCCCTACCCCGATATTTTCCCAGATCGGGTGCGGTTCGCTCAGGTGTGTGTATGACTTCTACACTTTTACACGGATACTATCCCGCTTGCCCCGCAACTTACTCAGTCCACGCCAGCGATCAGATGACTCACGCAAGGCAACAACCCGAACATTTCAGAGCTTTAAAGCAAGGTCTAAAGGATTCTCAGGTATAGACCAACCCGTAGCGATACTCTGCGATATAGGCACAACGCTAAGCGGTGCGACCTACACCATAGGCAGAACGCTAAGGGGATACCCCCCTGACCAGAGGGGGTGGGGGGCGGGGGCTATGCTTACGTATCGGCCGTAATGCGCCCGGTAAAAATATGAATATACACACGTTGTATAGACATTAATATATTTGTTACTTTAAGTGCCCTTAGGTAATGTTTATGTTACAAAGCACACTCCATTGTTGTATCCGTGCAACACTCAAGTACAATACACACGGGTGGCTAAGCCGACAATCGAGGACATGGCAAGTGAGAACTTTTTCGGCTTTCTTGCTCACAGCTAGCAGACCATAAAATCGACACCCACCTCTAAGGGTTTTCCCTATGTTGACAAGATACATACAACCCATTACATTCACGCCATGCCATACAAAGACCCGAACGACCCAAGAAAGCTAGAAGCTCAGCGCCGGCATTATGAGAACCATAAGCAAAAGGTAAAGGACGCTGTACAGGCAAGAAGAAGGCGCCTTCGCAAAGAATGGCATGCTTTTAAGAAAACACTGCAGTGCACCAACTGCACAGAAAACCATCCAGCGGCATTGGACTTTCACCACGTAATCAGAGACCCATCGAACAAAAAGGTTTTTAAACTAGTTCATGACGGGATGATTGGGCAGGCGATAAAAGAAATCCGAGAGAAATGTATCGTATTGTGTGCAAACTGCCATAGAAAGCACCATTATGCGGAGGACAGAGCCAAAAAACCAAAATCAAAAAAGCGTTCTAAAAATAGTATTGACAACAGCCACACATGATGTATGATTCACAAAAACCAAAGGAGAAAAACATGGTAACCGAAGCAATGAAAAAACTTTTGGACTATTTCCGTCCGAAGGCCCCCCAACCCCAAACGTCACAACCCGTAGAACAAGTTAAGCCTGCTCGACCCAAAAAAGAGGAGCGTAGGGCGATTGCAAAGCCAGCAGCTAAAAAAGTTGCGAAGAAGGCGGTTAAGAAATGAAACGCCATAATTTCTTTTTACCCGAGCCAGTCATGATAGAGCTCAGAGCCTTGGCAGAAAAAAGACATACAACCGTTTCAGAACTTATTCGACAGGCCCTAGTTGACTACCTTGATGGACGACGAGTTACTACCAATACAGCCGCCTCCACCGGCGCTTGATATACCCCAGGAGATGATCCTGGCTATAGCTGTAGGGATGGAAGACCCCCAAGAGATCGCTGCTCGATATGGATTCGAAAGCACGCGATGGACTTCGCTCCAGCAGTGGAAACCATTTAACGATGCTGTTGCCAAGCAGAAGGCGGAGCTTGAGCAAAACGGGGTTACGTTCCGTATAAAGGCTAAGGCTCTGACGGAAGATGTGTTCGAGGATGCGTACAAGATTGCTCGGTCAAACGATGCGACGCTACTGCAAAAGCTTGAATTTATAAAACTTGGTGCTAAACTCGGAGACATGGAACCTAAGGCAAATGCCCAGATAGCGGCAGGTCCAGGGTTTTCTATCACCATAAACTTGACGGACACAGCTAAGAAAACCATCGACATACCTGCTGTAGAGGAAGTTAAGCAAATCCCTCAGTCTAAACAGAAAAAACTGAAAAATGAGTAACTTACAGTACACTCCGCCGGCATCGGTTAAGGAGTTCTTGACTTCTGACGCCTTTATTTCCCTTATTGTGGGGCCAGTGGGTAGTACGAAAACTACTGCTGGGATTATGAAAATAGCCTACCATGCGGCAAAAATGGCCAAATGTAAGGACGGAATACGACGTTCTAGGGCGATTTGGGTACGTAATACACGAGAGCAGCTGCGGGACACCTCAATTCCTGACGTACTACGCTGGTATCCGGACGGCCAAGCGGGGACGTATCTCAAGTCCGAATATAAATTTATTCTGAGGTTTGACGATGTTGAGTGTGAAATTCTTTTTCGTGGTCTCGATGATTCTAATGACGTTAGGCGGTTATTGTCTTTACAGGCTTCTTTTGGAATTCTGGACGAGTTTAGAGAAATTAACCCCGACATCTTTAATGCGCTACAGGGTCGTCTTGGCCGTTTCCCTTCTAAGTTGGATAACAGCGTGGGTTGTGTCGATGACAACGGTCAGTCTAATGCTCATATTTGGGGAATGACCAACCCGCCCGATATGGATACCTTTTGGGAAACATATCTAAGTGAACCACCAGACAATGCAGAATGCTTTTTCCAGCCTAGCGGATTATCCCAAGAGGCAGACTGGCTTGAGTTTTTACCGGACGGATACTATGAAAACTTGGCAGAAGGTAAGTCAGAAGATTGGATTGATGTATATATCAACGCGCAATTTGGTAAATCGTTGTCCGGACAGCCTGTGTTTAGGGCTTTCGATCGTGATATTCATGTGTCTGAAAAAGAGTTAAACTATATAAAATTGTCCACGAACCCGCTAGTTATTGGGATGGACTTTGGCTTAACCCCCGCCTGCACTATATCGCAGGTTGATCCGCAGGGAAGATTTTTGACCTATGCGAACTTAGTATCTGACGGAATGGGGACTCTTAGATTCACAAGGGAGAAGCTCAAACCCTTGTTATCAAACAAATTTCCCGGTATGCCAGTGCTAATTATTGGTGATCCAGCTGGTCAACAGAGGGCGCAGACAGATGAGCGAAGCGTGTTTGACATCCTAAAAGCAGAAGGATTTAGGGTAATTCCGGCTAAATCGAACAGCATTGTGGCTAGACTTTCCGCCGTAGATGCACTTTTAACTCGTATAGCTGATGGAAAACCAGCTATGCTTATTGATCCAAGCTGCAAAGAATTAATAAATGCACTAAGAGGCGGATATAGGTATAAAATTAAAAATAATGGCGATACCGACGACAAACCGGAAAAAAACGGTTACTCTCACATTGCGGACGCCTTTCAGTATGCGTGTTTGCATGCAGATGGAAACATTACAGGTGATGTGTTAAGCCGAAAAGCAAGAATTGTAAACAAAACTTCATTTGTTTGGGAATAGGGCTTGACAGATCAATGGTTTATCACTTATAAAGCAAGTATTGACATTTCGAAATAGTCTATGGATGCTGCGTTAAATATTACAAACGCGACTGCCCCCGGTTATACAACCGTTGGTGGGATCGTGCCAATCAAATCGATTAAGCAGCTCCAAGAAGAGGAGCGTGCTGCAGCCGTCACTGCAAATTCTAGCCCAGTAGTACAGAATCTTGCTGCATACATCAAGCAGAAGTGGATGTACGCTCGTATGGCTAAAGAGTACACAGTCGAACAGCAAATGCTTAAATCTGTTCGAGCACGTCGTGGACAGTATGATCCTGACAAATTAGCGCAGCTGCGTGAGCAGGGAAGTTCGTCAATATTTATGATGCTAACTTCGAACAAATGCCGTGCGGCTTCAAGCTGGCTTCGCGATGTTGTTATGTCTACTCCTGAAGAAAAACCATGGAGCTTAAAGCCTAGTCCGATTCCTGATATGGAACCAGATATTCTGCAAGACTTGATGATGCGTGCTCAACAGCAATTAGAGCAGATGCTTACGTCAGGAATAAATCCTACTGATGTCGAAGTACGTCAGATGCTGCTTGACCTTAAAGATGCTGCATATCGCCAGCTTGGTGAGATTGCCGAAGAAACTGCTAAGCGCATGGAAAAGAAAATGCATCAGCAGATGATTGAAGGTCAGTGGACTACAGCGTTTGCTCAGTTTATTGACGACTTAGTTACATTCCCATCTGCAATTCTAAAAGGCCCTGTTGTTCGTAATAGACCCGAGTTAAAATGGGTTAAGCTGCCTGGCGGTGGGTACGACTTACAAATTCAAAAAACTTTAGCATTAGAGTGGGAACGAGTAAGCCCATTTAATATTTACCCCGCTCCTGATTGCTCAACTATTAACGACGGGTACTTACTTGAAAGACACAAATTATCACGGGCTGATCTTCACGAACTTATTGGAGTTGATGGTTATAGCGATGGAGCCATACGTCAAGTCCTTGAAGCTTATGGAAAGGGCGGCTTACGCGAATGGATCTATGTGGACCTTACTCGCGCAACAGCTGAAGGCAAGTCTACAACTGCTGCAGGCCAAAACCCATCGGAGCTAATTGATGCGTTACAATTTTGGGGTTCAGTGCAAGGCCGTTTACTCATTGATTGGGGAATGTCTCCTGAAGAGGTTCCCGACCCTATGGCGGAGTATCCTATTGAAGCATGGCTTATCGGTTCATGGATTATTAAAGCCGTTATCAATTCTGATCCGCTCGGTCGTAAGCCATATTACAAAGCTTCGTATGAGGAAGTCCCAGGAGCTTTTTGGGGCAACTCTGTCGCCGACCTCTGTAGAGACGTTCAAGATGTATGTAACGCTGCTGCTCGTAGTCTTGTTAATAACATGTCTTTGGCATCTGGGCCTCAAGTTGTCTACAACATAGACCGCTTACCTGAAGGTGAAAATATTACTCAGTTGTACCCTTGGAAGATTTGGCAAACTACATCTGACCCATTAGGGGCAAATCAAACTCCTGTATCTTTCTACCAGCCAAACTCGCAAGCTAATGAATTAATGGCTGTATACGACAGATTTTCAGTTTTAGCTGACGAGTACACAGGTATTCCACGTTATATGACTGGCGGCGCGCCCGCAGGCGGAGCAGGTAGAACTGCTTCTGGTATGAGTATGTTGATGACAAACGCTGGTAAATCTATTAAGCAGGTCATCTCAAATATTGACGAGAACGTTATTAAACCGTGTATTGACCGTTTGTACTACTACAATATGCGCTACTCTGACGATCCGGATCTAAAGGGCGATGTTGATATTGTTGCTCGTGGTGCGTCTTCGATCATGGAAAAAGAGACTGCCCAGCAGCGTCGTAATGAGTTCTTAGGACTTGCTTTAAATAGCCCAGCGGCTCAACAGGTTGTTGGCATGGAAGGTATTGCCGAATTGCTACGTCAGACCGCTATGACTCTTGACATGAATGTTGATAAAATTGTGCCATCGGCTGAGATGATGAAAGCCAAAGCAATTGAAGCACAGGCAATTCAGCAAGCACAAATGCAACAAGAAATAGCTCAACAAAACGGGCAAGCACAAGCAGGTGGAACACCTCCTGCACCGCCAGAGGGTCAGAACTTGATGGATGGTGCACCAGTAACAAATAGATTTTCGCAGTAAAGCTTGACAAAGTTGTATATACGTTGTAAATAGTAACTAAGTCAGACAGTTGTCTGATGACAAAAAGGAGTTTTTATGAAAGCTATTTCCCCAATGGAAAAGCGTGGTGCTGAATATGCTCAAGAGTCTGCAAAGACCGATGGCATGAGCAAAGGTGCTGCCACTCAGGGCGCAGGTGGTTCTGACGGCGATAACGATGCTTTAGGCATGCGCGGCGGTAAAGAGTACGCTCAAGAATCCGCAAAAACTGAAGGTCTCTGCAAGTAAGTAATGCAAAGACTAGATGAGCGTGTGGCTCGTTGTTTTCAACGGCTACAGGCAGAAGAATTTGGACCACTAGTTGAATGGCTGAGGGACAGCCGAAATGGAACCCTCGAACAACTTGTAGGGACTATACAACAAGAACATATTTACCGGCTCCAAGGTGAAGCCGCAATATTGGCGGACTTACTCGCCCATATTAAAAACTCAAATGAGTTAGTCACCAAACTAAGCGCTAATCGTAAAGGTTAGTATTTAAACCGTAGTAGCAGACCGTTATTCGAGCCTGCGCAGACCGTCAAGAACGGAGCGTACGTAAGAGTCGGAGCTAAAGGAGATAGAAATGGCATTGCCAAAGGCAGTCCAGCAACAGCTGGAAGAAGCAGACCGTATTGTGGCCGATATTAATGGCGAAAAGACCGGGGAGGACTCCTCGGAGACTAACCCAGTAAATCAACAAGTAGATCAGGATATTCAAGCTGATCCGCCACTGAATGATTTGCCGCCTGACAATACTGTTTCACAAGAGACTAGACAATCTGAAATTCCTGAAGAGAAATGGGCTCACAAGTACCATACTTTGAAAGGGATGTACGACGCTGAAGTGCCCCGTTTACACAGTCAAATGCGTGAGATGCAAACGCAAATGCAGCAGTTAATTGCTGATAAGGCTGCAGTAGAGGCTACTAAAGTGGAGCAAAAACAGGTAGTTGAGTCTTTAATCACTGAACAAGACAAAGAAGCATTTGGCCCTGATTTGATTGATCTTATCGAGCGTGCTACCGAATCCAAAGTGGGAACACTGCGGGAGCTTTGAACGTTGATCAAGGTTTCTTAGCGTGGCTCCAGCAAGTAGATCCAGTTTACGGAGTACCTCGCCAAGCTGCGTTATCGAATGCTTATGAGGTTTTAGATGTTACCCGTGTGGCTAATATCTTTAAGGCTTATAAGCAGACCCTACCGCAAACTCCTGCTCCAAGTAGGGCGAAGCAAGAGCTTCAGCGTCAAGTTGCGCCGACCCGTACTCGTTCTACGACGACGCCTACCGACAATGTAAACGACAAAATATTCACTAATCAGGATATTGAGCAGTTTTACAATGATTGGAGACGAGGTTTCTACGATGAACAGGAAGCGGCAGATATGGAAAAACAAATTCACACTGCAATCGCCGAGGGGCGAATTCGATAAGAACTAAACCCTGGGGTGAAAGCAGAATTTAAATAGACACTCGAAAGGAAATTTAAATGTCTACAATAACCCCAGGAGCAACCTACCCCATTAATGCGGGTGGTTTTAACGCACCAAACGGCCAAACTGCATACGCAGGTACAGCCTACTCTGGTACTTTCATCCCTACCCTCTGGTCGGGCAAATTGGCACAGAAATTCTATGCCGCAACCGTTTTTGGTGAAATCGCTAACACCGACTGGCAAGGCGACATCACTGGTATGGGCGATTCCGTAATTATCAACACCATCCCAACAATCACCATCAACAACTACAGCATTGGTCAGAATCTTGCTTATGAGATTCCTGCTCCAAGCACCATTACCTTAACAATTTCCAAAGGTAAGTATTTCGGTGTAAACGTTAACAACGTTCTCGAGTTACAAGCTAAGCCAAAGTTGATGGACGTATTCACCAACGACGCTGCTATGCAGATGAAGATTGCTGTTGATACCGATGTATTGCTTGGTACTTTTAACCAAGGTGCTGCAACTAACGCAGGTGCAACCGCTGGTAAGATCTCTGCTTCTTTTAACTTAGGTACTGATCTTGCTCCTGTAACTTTAACCGCTGCTAACATCCTCCAAAGCATCACTGCTTTGTCAAGCGTTTTGGATGAGGCAAACGTTCCTGAGACAGACCGTTGGCTCGTTATTAGCCCAACAGAGCGTCAAATCCTGATGCAATCTAACCTTGCTCAAGCTCAGTTCATGGGTGACCCATCTTCAATCCTCCGTAACGGTAAGATTGGTATGATTGATCGCTTCACTGTATATGTTTCCAACTTGCTACCACGTGCAGCAGCTGGCCAAAGCTATACCGGAACTGCTGTAGCTAACGCTCTTAAGCGTCATGCAATCATGGCTGGTCACAAATCTGCCATTACCTTTGCATCACAAATTGCTAAGGTTGAGAGCTTACAGAACCCCAACGACTTCGGCACTTTGATCCGTGGCTTAAACGTCTACGGTTACAAAGTTGTTCAAGCCGATGGTTTGGCACTCTTGCAAGCAGCAGGTTAATAGCTGATGATAGGTGGGTGGGGACACCCCCCACCCCTATTCTAATCTAGGAGATTTGTATGACGATTCAAAATAAGCTTATTTCTTTAGGCATGTGGGGAGAAATGGCTGAGCAAGTTTGTTTGGGTGATATTACTTCCGGTTTAACTGCCGCTGGTTCCACTCAAGCAGATGCTTTAGCTATTTCCGCCGATGCTAATATTTTTGGTACTGTAGCATCCGGTACTGGCGCTGTTTTGGCCATTCCTGCCGCTGCTCGTGTTATTGTCCGTAACGGCGGCGCAAACGCTTTATTGGTTTATGCTCCTGTTGGCGGAACAATGAATGGTACTTCAAACGGTAGTTTATCTATCGCTACGACCAAAAATGCAATGTTTGTATCAGCTGATGGTATTAACTGGTATTCGATTCTTTCAGCGTAATAAATAGAGGGGGTAATACCCCTCTTCCATATATAATAGGACTATGGGAACAATTACCGCTCAATCCATAATTAATAAAGCAGCGATTCAGTTAACTGACGTTGGTAATACTCGTTGGTCACGTGCTGAATTACTAGACTGGCTTAATCAAGGGCAGAAACAAATTGTTGTCATGTCCCCTAGTGCGACTAATAAAGTCAGCACAGTTCAATTAGTTGCAGGTACTAGACAGAATATTCCGTCAGACGGATGGACTTTATTAGAACTTATTCGATACATGGGCACAAATGGCTCTACGCCAGGGCGTGCAATTCGAGTAACTTCTAGAGAACTAATTGATTCTTTTAACCCTACTTGGCATGCAGCCGCAAGGTCTGCAGTTCCAAAACATTACATATTCGATCAACAAGATCAGACAGTGTTTTATGTATACCCTCCTAACAATGGTCAGGGTTATGTACAAATTAATTACGCTCCAGTACCTCCGATGATTACTTCAGAAAGTACTGTAATATCAATTAGTGATACTTTTGAGCCAGTTCTATTGGACTACATTCTTTATCGGGCTTGTAGTAAAGATGCAGAGTATGCTCCAGGATTACAGCTTGCAAGCGGATACTTGTCTACATTTATGGCTTCTATGCAAATTAAGTCAACTTCTGAGTTAGCTAATAGCCCAAATCAAAATTTTGCTCCAAAAGACCCAAGCAAACCAGGATCTGAGTCATGACCCAAGCATACGGTTTTTCTGTTTCTTACGACGAGTTTTTGCCTCGAGTACTGCAATATGTACCTGATGCATCTGAATTTATTGCTATTGACGCAATTAAACAGGCTTGTATTGAGTTTTGTGAAAGAACTTACTATTGGCAGTACACCATTCCAGCTATTAACATAGTTAATGGGCAAGCAAGTTATGTAATTAACACCCCAGCAGACACCAAGCTGGTAGGGCCCATTCAAGCTTACTTTAATACTGCGTTGCTTATTCCTAAAAGCCCTGACGAATTAGCTGATATTTACCGCATGGGGGCATGGGATCAGTTGCAGGGATCACCTCAGTATATTACCAGGACTATTAAACCAGAAGTTCTTTTAGTACCTATTCCGTATATTACCCAACCAGGTGCTTTGTATTTAAGAACCGCTTTAGCCCCGACTCAAGACTCTACGGAGATTGATTCTGAAATCTATGAGCAGTGGGCAGAAGCTATTGCTTGGGGCGCTAGAGCTCGTTTATTGGCTCAGCCACGGCAGGATTACACCGATAAAGCAGGGGCTATTGAAGCCGCTAAGATGTTTAATTATCATATCAGTAGAGCTAGAATCCAGATGAACAAGGGCCTTACACGAGCTTCTACAAGAACCGAATTCCAGAGGTGGGCATGAGCACTATACGCATAGTACAAAACGACAATTTACCAGAGGTAACTCTAACTCTTACCGACCGGCAAACTGGGGACCCAATTGACCTTTCAGCGGCTACAACTACAGTAGTTGTTAAGTTTCGTGCCCTTGGTAGTACTACAGTTTTATCTACACTAACTTGTTCAAAAGTAAATGCAGTTAATGGTGTTGTTCGTTTTGGTTTTCCAGGAACTACATTAGATGTGCCAGCAGGACAGTATCAAGGTGAAATTGAGATGAGTTTTAATGGTCAGATTTTGACGGCTTTTGACTTACTTAGCTTTACCTTACGCGCTGATTTCTAATGGCATTTAATTGTCAGTTATTTAGACGTAAATATTTGTGCAGCTGTGACTTTTCCTGATGTTTTAGGGGTAGAAGTAATAACTCCAACAGATGCAGTTACTTTAGCAACTACTAAAGTTTTAGCAGATACATTAGGTGTTCCTGTAGATTCAATAACTTACGCCGCACAAAAAGCAATAGCAGATTCTGTGACTTTATCTGACGCAGTTCAAGTATTTAAAGTATACATACGTAACTTTACTGACGTACTTAATGCTCCTGATGCAGCTGTTTTAGATATTTATCCATCACCAAAACAGGATTTAGCGACAGTTTCTGATTCTGATGCTCTAGATATAACTAAAAACTTGTCTGAAAGCATAGGCCTTCAAGACATGATGGATGGAAATATTCAGTACTTACTTATTAAGGTACTAAACGAGGCATTAGCGGTATCTGATACGCAAACAGTTGTTTTTGCGACAAATAAATCGGATAATGCGGTATTATCTAGTAGTGGAGTCTTGTCTATGCAAGACTATTGCGATATAACTTATTTTTTAGAAGATTATGTGGGACAAACCCGCACATTTACATAAGGAGCTGTAATGAACGCAACTGAAAACTTAAAAGCCTCCGGCTCCTTGCGAGTCGTTGTTACTGGTGCTGATGGTAAGGTAAAAGAAGAGTATGATTTTAAAAACCTAGTTGTTACCGTTGGTAAGAACTTTGTCGCTTCACGTATGGTTGGTACTGCTTCTAACGTCATGAGTCATATGGCCGTTGGATCAGGAACAACAGCAGCAGCAGCTGGGGATACTACTCTTGGGTCTGAATTAGGTCGTGTAGCTTTGGCTGCTTCAACAGCTACTACTAACGTAGTAACTTACACTGCAACTTTCCCAGCAGGTACAGGTACTGGTGCTGTTACTGAAGCAGGTATTTTTAATGCAGCTTCTGCCGGAACTATGCTTTGCCGCACAGTATTTTCTGTAGTAAACAAAGGTGTAGATGATGCCTTAAGCGTCACCTGGACCATTACAATATCGTAAGTAATAAACGGATAAAGGGGTAGATTTTGACTACCATTGTTACTCGTGCTGGTAAAGGATCGCCGTTAACTAATAACGAGGTCGACACCAACTTTACAAATCTTAACGACGCTAAGATAGAAACGCTTACGTCTACGAACGGCTCTGTCAATATTACAGGTACAGGGTCAACTCGTAATTTAAGCGTTGCTGTTGGAGGAAGCGGCGGCGGAGCGTCTATTACGTACTATTTAAATGGTAGCGTAAATCAAGGCACTATTAGTGGTAATATCTATTATGAAATGAACAGAACCCCTATATTAGGGGCGGGTACAGATTTTACCATTAGCGCTAACGGTTATATTGCCCAGTTCATTACAGATGCAAACGATCCGTCTTTACTTGCAATTCCAGCAGGTAATTGGAATTTTGAGATGTACTTTAGTGCATCTGCGGCCGGAGGTACTCCTAGTTTTTATTTAGAGTTATATAAGTATGATGGCACAACATTTACTTTAATTTCAAGCGGGTCAACAGCTCCTGAAAGTATTACAGGTGGTACATCTATTGATTTGTATTTTACAGCTTTAGCAGTACCTCAAACTACATTAGCCGTAACTGACCGTTTAGTCATAAGAGTTTATGTAACCCACAGCGGTAGAACAATTACTTTACACACCGAAAACAGTCATTTATGTGAAATTATTACAACATTTTCTACCGGTATTAGTGCAATAAATGGCTTAACTGCTCAAACTCAAGGGCTTACAACAGGCACATCAGGCTCAGACTTTAATATCTCAAGCGTTACAGATGTCCATACCTTTAACCTTCCATCAGCTTCGGCTTCTGTTCGTGGTGCTTTAACATCGGCAGATTGGACTACCTTTAACAATAAACAAGACACTTTTGGTTCTCAAACGGCTAATACTTTTTATGCAGCTCCTAACGGAAGCGCTGGAGCACCTACATTTAGGGCAGTTGCCGCTGCAGACATTCCAACACTAAATCAAAATACTACCGGTACTGCTGGTAATGTAACTGGAGTTGTTGCGCCGGTAAATGGTGGTACAGGTTTAACTTCTTCAGGTACTGCTGGTAATCTATTAACTTCAAATGGATCTGCATGGGTTAGTTCTCCTCCACCATCAGGCGGTCAATACTTTGGAACTGCTGCAGTAAAAGCAATTGCCTATAACGCTTCAAATATTGACGAAAATATTACAATTACTTATAACAGTATGTCTGTGGGTCCTATTACTATTGGTTCTGGCTATTCAGTTACAGTTAATTCTGGCAAAAGGTGGGTAGTACTATGAGTGTTATTTTATCAGGCTCAACTAGTGGAAGTGTTACATTACAAGCACCAGCCGTTGCTGGCTCTACCGTATTAAACTTGCCAGCTACATCGGGAACTGTAATTGTTACTGGCGGAACTTTAACTAATTGCACAGTAGATGGCACAAACGCCGTTGGTTTTTTAACCATTCCACAAAACTTACAATCAGGTACAGCATATACATTAGTTCTTACAGATTCTGGTAAACAAATTTTTCACCCATCTGCTGATACCACAGCAAGAACCTTTACCATTCCAGCTAACTCCTCAGTTGCGTTTCCAATTGGTACTGCGGTTACGTTTATCAACCAAAATGGCGCTGGTGTAATAACAATTCAAATAACTACCGACACCATGCGTTTAGCAGGTGCAGGAACAACAGGTAATAGAACTCTTGCTGCAAATGGTGTTGCTACTGCAATTAAGATTACCTCTACCGAATGGATTATTTCAGGCACTGGATTAACCTAATGTTTGCTGCCCGTAATTCTTTCCTAACAGGTGGTCCTGCAACCCCTGGAGCGCCAACAATAGGAACAGCAACTGTTGCATCAGGGACTTCGGTAACTGTTACATATACAGCCCCAGCAAGTGATGGTGGTTCTGTAATTACATCTTATACAGCAACATCAAGTCCAGGCGGTATTACAGGAACAGTATCTCAATCAGGCTCAGGAACAATTACTGTATCTGGTTTAACTACTGGAACATCTTACACATTTACTGTAACTGCAACTAACGCTAACGGAACAGGTCCTGCTAGTGCTGCAAGTAATTCAGTAACTCCAGTTACACTTGCAGGCCAACAATACTATTACGGTACTTACTCCTACGCTGGTGGTTCTTCTATGTACACTTGGGTTTGTCCTGCTGGCGTAACCTCTGTTAGCGTAGTTTGTGTAGGTTCCGGAGGTAATGGCACCGCCACATATTATCAAAACGGTGCAGGCGGTGCTGGAGGTGGTGGTTTAGGATGGAAAAATAATATTGCTGTAACACCAGGAACTGGATACACAGTTGCAGCAGGCGATCTTAATTACAATAGCCCTTCTTCTTCAGGCCAGTTTAATGGTGCAATTTCTTATTTTATAAGTTCAGGCACTGTATCTGGCGGCGGTGGCGCAGGGCATCTTTCACGTACTGGTGGTAGTTATACAGGTGATGGTGGTGGTAATGGTGGTACGGGAGGAGCTGGGTACAACGGATACCCTAGTGGCCCTTATTCACTATCTACTGGTGGTGGCGGTGCTGGTGGTTATACAGGCGCTGGTGGTAATGGTGGGGATGATACGGGTTCTGGAAGCGGTGGCGGCGGTGGCGGCGGTGGCGGCGGCGGTTTTTATAACTTTAGTTACCCTTACTATAACGGCGGCGGCG